AGCTCCCTGACCAGCTTTCTGGCCAACGAGATACTGAGACCAATCAGCAAGGATGATATCACCAACATCGCCAAGAGTAGAAGCATGTTTGCTCCAGATAAGCGGTTTACCCATAAGGGTATCGTAAGGGGCGCCAGAGATGCCGCCAGCAGGCAGCCATACAGGAGCGCCACCAGTACCAACCGCCAAAGACATAGCTGCCAACTGAGGCAGACACATCGGATTAGCAATCCATACTGCGTTAGACAGGTCAAAGATGCGTGAATACATCTTGATAATATTCTCAAAAAGAATAGTATCAGCAGCTTGACCAGTCTCTTTAGCTTGCGTTACGAGGCAAGGAGCATTAAGGATACCCAGAGGGGAACCAGCGCCAGAGCCACGGATAAAAGATTTATTCAGGTTAAAGTTAAGGCCGTCACGAAAACCATTCCGCAGAATGTTTTCCATAGACATCGGAGAATCTTCCAGAATTTCATCAGAGGCGTAAGCAAGCCCAGCCATCTTTTTCAATTCAAGGGAAATCCGACCAAACTTAGGCCTGGTCTCAGTCTTGGTAGCCAATTCGTCCAGCCACTTCCACTGAATCCCACCGTATACGAGTCCACCGGACTCATCAAAGCCGTTGACGTAAGGGATTTTAACCATGGTAGATGCCATAGGCACCTGGGTGCAACGAGGCATGATTTCGTTCTTTTGTTCCAGAGCCATCATCAGCTCATTACGGAACTCAGGTGGAATAAGGTACCCACCGTATTGATCTTCACCTTCCACGAGGGAAGTAGACGAAGCAGCTTTCTCAAGCCACATCTTAAGCTCTGGGGTCGTATTACGACCAGCAGACTTGTCTGCTTTAGCTACGTGAGAAGCAAAATTACTCAGAGTTACAAAACCACCGGTTTGATCTTTGTCGATTGGCTCATCGCCAACACTAAACTTCGGACGCAGACTTTCAATATCACCAGCAATCTCTTTGATTTTTTCATCAACACCCAGCTGGATGTCTTCCATAGACTTCCCTTGCTCTTCAACAAGGGGGGTTATAGCATCGACTACAATTCCCTTCACCAAATCGGTGAGTGCTTCTTTTGTCATTCCTGGCATTTCATTCTCCTTTTTGGAATGTTTAGATCAGCATCTCCAACGGGTTTTCGCTGTATCGCCTAGCTGCTCTTTAAACAGCCTCAAGCTAGCTTTTCCGTCTGATGTAGCATCTACTGTTAAAATACTTTTCCTTTTGCCTTATCAAGGCTATTTTTAACAATGGTGTCCACATCTACCTTTTTGCTGTTTCTCAGTCCAGCCATAAAAGATTTGAATGATTCACCGATTACTTCCCTTATCATATCCTCATCCACATCGATGAGGGCAACTTCTTTTTCTACAACTTCTTCGTCTGAAATATCAAGCACGATCTCTTCATCTTCTATCTCAAGATCAGCTTCTTCTTTAGAGTCGACTGCCTCTACAAGCTCATTAAGCTTGCTAACAGCCTTACCCATTGCTTCTACAGCATCGTCTATGATCGTTCGGTTTTTCTTTGAAATAACTTTACCTGCTTTCTCTTCAACCAGAACCCTTTCATATGATTTCCATATCCCATCTTTACTGGGTACTTCAACGACTTCAAACTCTTTCCCACGCAGCTCATTTATAAGCTCTCGCTGTTCTTTTATTTTATTTAAGCTTATTTCCAAGGCTTTGTCTATAGAAAGTTCTTCATCATCTTCCATCAGAGTCTTAGCGAACGCTACAAGCTCAAACATATGGGCGCCAGAAAAGCCTTTTGTATCATCGACAAAAACCTCAATCGATTTCTCCTGAACGTCCGTTGCCCAAGCCTTTATCATGATCGCTCTTGTTTCGGCATCTGGAAGATCAAGATTAAGAATGTCATGGAATCTGCCTGGACGATCTATTAAAGCTTCAGGAAGTTTTTCTGGGAAATTAGATGTTAGCATTGTTACAACGCCGTTGCTTTTCTCAATTCCATCCATTTCTATCTTGAGCAGATCAACTGTCCTATCGGTGAACCAGCCATCGATATCTTCCATGAACAAGACTGAAGGAGCAAGCTTTCTAGCCAAATCAAATCCGTACTGTATACCGCCGGCTGCTCCAGTATATCCAAAGTCTCTTGCGGTAACCCAGATGAACGTTGAATCGGCATTATTCATCATAGCTCTACCACTCATAGTCTTGCCGGTGCCTGGAGGGCCAACCATAATTATACCACGGTTAGCAAGGTCTTTGCCTTTCTTGTTTATTAGTTCTACAGTCCTCTTAAGGGAAGCTTTTGTCTCAGACTTCAAGAATATGTCCTTAAAATCATCGCCACCCTTCTGTATGAACTTCCCGCTTAAGGCGAATGCCTCGCCTTTCAGAAAATTATTATTATCAGCCCAATCGTGAGTATCGGAGAATATCTTATGAATCCTGTTTCTATCTTCAACCTTACAGTAAGCGATGATATCTAACCCGCCCCAACTTGGATCTCTTTTAATTATAGCCTTCACTCCATCTTTCTCGTAAAAGTTAGACCCTCTGATAAGGAAGTCATCAGATTTCTTAGATGTGAGCTGGACAACAGAATAGACCGGAGGGCTTTCTGAGCCATCCCAGTTAAAGTTACGAGTAGTGACTTTCTTATACTCAGAAAGAGAATCTTTCAAACCTGTAAGATATGTCCCGATCATAGCGGCTGGAGCAAAATCAGAACAGATATAAATCTCTTTGACTTCACATTCCAGCCATTCCTTCATCATAGCGTATTCTTCAGTTGAAGGAGGAACATCGGCATTCTCAACGTCGAACTCTTTTGAAAGGGACTTGTTCCATCTTTCAGTTATCTTAGCTGGTGCCTTGAATGAGTAAGGCAGAGAGGTATAAGCAATTTCCTTCTCAACTTCAGGAGGAGTACTATCGTCCGGTTTCACCTCTTTACCGTATCTCTTTTCAAGATCAGACTCAGCTTTCCCTTCTGCTTCAGAAGAATCAGCCTCTTCACTTGACGACCAAGCCGTTATCTTTTCACCATCAGCCGTCACAACCTCAACGACTGCTTTTTCCTTCGGCTCTATGATCTCAATAACCGCTTTTTCTTCAGGCTCTATAATTTCCATAACAAAAGCATCCTTAGAGAGAGTCTTTGCTTGATCCATAGTCAGGATGCTCTTACTTACGGCTAGCTGTAGTGCTTCGGGGTTGGATGGGACTGGAACGTCCGAATACTCAAGCATAAGCCAAGTCGGATAAATTCTGTTTGCTCCGTCAACATCCTCTTTAGTCAAGCCCATCGACTTCAGATCAGCTGTTTCAAAATCATCTTTCTCTATCGCTGAAAGCGGGATGAACCCGATACTCTTAGCCATAGGGAAGCCATCTTTCCTGTATTGGAAGATATCTTCTGCCTTCTGGTGCTTAGCATACTGAGTCTTCGATATGAGGCCCTTCTCGTCAGCTTTTATCCAAAGGGACTTCCCTACAGGCAAGCTTTTATAGTCGTGTCCGAATAGAACAACGGGATTTTTCCTATAATGATCAAGGATTGCCCCGCTAGGAACGACTATCTCACCGTCACGGTCTATCGCTTTTGTCGTAATGTAATCTACAGATGACCGTTCACCTTCTTTAAACTTTGTGTCTTCCGGTGTGATCCCCTTCCTGATGAGCTGAGCGTCCTCTTTTTTTACTCCGTGTTTCTTCAACGCCTTTGTAGCCCACTCAGGCAGCCCAATGTCTTTTGCTGATACCCTTTGTGTTATCAGATCCATCTCTGCCTCCCGTGGTTTATCATCTTGCCCCTAATTTATTGATAGTCTCTTTAACCAACAACTCTGTGAAAACACTTATATTCTCTTTTATAAATGAATCAGTTATCATATCGTTATCCGGTGTATCTTCTGGATTACCTCCAGACCCACCATCTGAAGACCTTGACGGGGGTTCTTCACCAAGAGGAACCATATTCATATTAAGGATTGGCTTATCGCCCCATTCGACTGAAGGCTGGTTATTTTCTTCACGCTCCATATTTATAGAGCTATAACCTGTCTTAAGATTCGTCTCTCTTTCTTTCAGCTGCTGCTCCCTATCAGTTGGGACTGGATCATCAAAAGCAACGAATAGGTTGTCGCTAAATTTAGGCATCAGCTTCTCATTCAGCTTTTCTTCCATCCGAGTGAGTCTAGGCTTAATCGTATCCTTCATATGAGTAAAAGAAGCAACCTCAGCGTTCGCTCTTGTCGCATCCTTATCATAAAGGCCCATAGACTGGCCATAAGCGTTTATGATTTCTTCCTTGACGGCTTTCCTGCCCTGCATAAAACTCAAATCTTTTGGGGCTAGTCCGTAAGGCTTATAATGTACACCTTTTTCGAGAAGTGGTGACTTCCCTACGTTCTCAAGCCCCCTAAATGTCTGGCTTATTTCTTCTTTCAGTCTATCAAATTCATATTGGCTTAATTCATTCTCAGTCTCAAACGCCCCTTCAATTCGGCCCATATTTCCAAATACAAAATTCTCATATTTGTTGATATTCTGGCTAATATTAAAGGAGTCTGTTACGGCAGATAATGGCCCTCTGCCGTAATACAGACTTGTTGGGGATGGAAACTTGAAGTGGATAATAGAGGATTCGGGGAATATGACCTCGTCCATGCCTCTTGTAAAAGCATATCCGCTGATGAACTTATCTTTCGACGGTATAATTCTCATATTCTGCGGAGGCAAAGGCCAGATTTCCTGCGGAACACCAAGATTATTTTCTATAATATACCAGTATGCATTCCCGCAAAGCTCTTGATAAAGATTCGTGAGCTCAAAAAGCGAGAACTGGTTCATGAAGTTATTCACGCTTCTTAACATAGAAAGGAGTGGGTGGTCAAGAACTTCAACAATCTCTGTCGCTTTCCTTACTTGAGGAAGGCTGTTAAGAGACGCATTGCTTCTTATGTAATTCTCAACTTTACACTTTACTGCTTTAGTCGGGTGACTTTTTATCGGAGTGTTATTTGGCTTCCCTACATACAGCTTAAGAGGGATAGATGTAGCAGATATAGCATTTTTATTAGCTGCTACATACACCCAGCCACGATAAGCTTTAAGAAACGCCTCATAGTTGTCTTCTGGCTGTAATTTTGACCCGTAAGCCCATGGCCAAAGGAATTTAGACGTAATTTTACTGGCTGAAGATGCTTTCTTCTTTGTAATGTTATAACCAAATATCTTCATAGTAATCTTGCCTTTGGCCTTCCTGTCCCTTGAGAAAAAGTTAGACACAGAGCATCGGCATCGTCAGGGCTACGCCCCAACTCTTTCCTCATCTGGTCTTTACCCATAATTTTTATCTTACCGTTCATTATTTGATACTCTGGGACGGATAGCTCTTCAATAAGTCTTTCATTAGGAGGCAGCATTGCGCCTTTATCTATTCTCAACCATTCTCTAACCGCCCACCAAAGCTGATCTCTCAAGACGCCAAACTCTCCCATCTCTGTCTTCTCTGTAGGTTTTGACGCAACCATTATTCTTTGAGCATTACAGAAGTGGGTGTTCATCTGGATTGTAACTTCGTCTTCTTTTAAGCAATAAGGGCAATTAGGTGCTTCTTTCGGGTTTAACTCTGGATCAAGTACCATCCCTTTACATTCTGGACACATAAACCTACAAGTAAGATTCATATTAGGGGCTATTCCTGCCCCTACGCCTGTAGCGTCTACATTTATTACTCGGCAGTCTTTCTCGTGATAAAAAAGAGAAGCCTTTTTAGACGACTGCTGTATATCCATTCCGTGCCAGCGCTTCAGGATATCTACCCAACCGCCATATCGAAAGCAGAGGGTATTATAATCTTCACCCAGATCAGCAGCGTCCATCCCTGCTATCGGCTTAACACCTATCGGTGGCAACTGGCCAAATTCGGCTACATAAGCATCCCATCTCGCCCTAGCATCGTCTATCCATTCTACGCTTATAAGTTGATACATAGACTGGAGAGGATACGACCCTAAGACCATATATGCAAATTGAGGCTCCATTATCCGTCGCCAACCACCTTCAAGCGGGGGAAATACGTCTCCACGGTCATTCTTAGCCGTTTTACCTATAAGGAACTCTGGGACTTCATAACACGTTCCATCGGGATCTTCATCTTCAGTAAGCGGAACAGTCCATTCATGTATCCGCTTTATAGTTTGGCCCCGTGTTACAGCCCCTTGTATAAT